CCGCGAGGGCCACAGGGATTGTCCTGGACATTCTCCGGCGCCTGGACACCATCGGCGGTCTGATACCGGAGAAGCCTTTGATCCAACTCCAGCAACAGAACGTCATGGTTGGCGGCGTTACCTTCGCGGACCTCCTCCGGGAAGCGATGGACGGCGCCGGCCAGATAGTGGAGGGAGAGCGTGTCGATATGGGGACTAACCTGGCCGTGGAAAACTAAGAAAGGGCGGACGGTCGAGAGTTACGACAAGATCGGACGCCGGCGGGTATTGTGTATCGCTGGCGGGTCTCCAGTAACCGGGGAGATCGAAGTCCAGCAAGGCCGACAATACTGGTATGCAGACGGTAAGGTTGAAAGCCGGTTGAATGGTACAACGTCCAGGTGGACACGGTGTCCCGAATGTGCCCATAAGATACGAGTGACAGGTCTGAAATCCAAGCCGCGCTTGACCGTCCATAACGCGTACAACCTAACATGACGACGCTATCCCAGGCCGAGAAACGCTTCCTGGTGGGCCGCGCCAAAGCCGACCCGGATTACTTCTGGGAATCCGTCCTCGGATGCACCACGGTTTACGACAAGCAGCTCCAGATGGCGAGGGCGGTCAGGGACTACAACCGGGTGGCGGTCGTTGGGGCTAACGGCACCGGCAAGGATTGGCAGTCAGCCAGGATCATGTTGTGGTGGATGGCTACCCATTACCCGGCCATCTGCGTCGTCCTCGGCCCGACCCACCGCCAAGTCTCCGACATCGTCTGGAAGGAAGCCAGGGCCGCATACCTGACGTCAAGAATACCACTGGGCGGTCAGATGTACCGGACGGCCCGGTGGGAGTTGGACGACCGCCACTATGCGGTCGGCTTCGCCACCGATAACGAGTACAACATCCAGGGCTTCCACTCCCCGAACCTCCTGGTCATCCTGACCGAGGCCCACAACATCGAGCAGTCCCACATCGAGGCCGTTAAAAGACTCAACCCCAGTAGAATGCTTTTGACTGGGAACGCCTTCGCCTCGTCGGGAGAGTTCTACGACGCGTTCCACGGCGGGTCCGACCTCTACCACACCATCGAGATCGCCGCTTCCGACACGCCCAACATCCGGGAAGGCCGCGAGGTGATCCCCGGCATGGTGACCGCCGAGCAGATCGAAGAACGGCGCCGGGAGTGGGGAGAGGAGTCGGCCCTGTATATCGCCTCGGTCCTGGGCAGGTTCCCGGACAACCTGGAGGACGCTATCGTCCCGCGGTCGCTCCTGATGGAGGCGGTCGAGCGGCAACTGGAGCCGGAGGGCGAGGCCACGCTGGCCTGTGACGTAGCCCGGTTCGGCGCGGATAAGACGGTGGTCTACCGCCGGCAGGGGAACGTCTGCCGTCTGGCCTGGAAGTCCCAAGGGAGGGACACCCAGGAGGTGGCCGGTCGGCTCAAGGCGATGGCCGAGGACGACCTGGCCGTGACCGAGATAATCGTGGATGATACGGGCGTTGGCGGGGGAGTCACCGACAGGCTCAACGAGGAGAACGTGGCCGGAGGGCGGGTCCGGATCGTCGCATTCAACGGAGGGGAGAAAGCGCGGAGGTCTGACCGATACGTCAACGCCATCGCGGAGGCGTGGTTGGAGTTGGGCCAGGCTTTCCGAGACGGGACCATCGACATCGATGACAACCCCGCGGTGATTGCCCAGTTATCGGCGCGGCGATATACCGTCCAGGGAGACCGGCGGATCAAGTTAGAGTCCAAGGACGACTTCAAGAAACGCTCGACGGGCGGAAGTCCGGACGATGCGGACGCCCTGGCGATGTGTTATTCCGGTCAAGGTCCGGGGATTGGAGTCTGGTGATGGCTGGGTTAAAGGCCGCCAACTGGCCTTCCCGCTTTACCACCGGGGACCCCCTCCGGTTGGCGGCCTTTAACCCAGCAATCAGGGCCGAGTGACCAAACAACTCCGGTGTGGTCATTGTGGAAAACTCCTGGCCGAGAAGGCCGAGCGCGGGACGGTTATAGTCTGCGGCAGATGCAAGACCCGGAACGAGGCACGATGACAAGCAATCTCCAATGGCCGGACTTTTGCCGTATCGCATCAGCATTACAGCCCCAACGCTATAACATCGGCGCTCTTTTGCGGGATGTGAATAACCGGGACATATATCCGACGCCCGACACATTGGTACTACCATTCCGACATACAGCACATCTCCAGCACTTCATCGATGAACTGGACTCTCCATTGATCCGGAAAACTCTGGAGCTATTGGTTGCTCAGGCATTCGGGCGCACGTTGGTTCTGCGGCCAGTATTGAAGGTATGAGTTCTGCCGGCTGGTCGGTTGCTCCCGGCTAACCACCGGGGCTTTTCTTTTGCTCCCCGATATGCTAGATTGACAAATAGTGGCCTTTCCCGGCATGTGTCCGAGGCGCAAGCCCGAAGCCGGTGGAGGTCATTTTTGCCGTTCTGGGACTTCTTACGTAAGGCCGAACCGGGCGAGGTCGCGGTCGCTGTCCCTCTCAATTACGATGTGGGGCAGGCGGCCTATCCCGATGCCTCATTCGAGTCCTTCGCGACCGAGGGTTACGCCAAGAGTGAGATCGTCCACGCTTGCATCCGCGAGCTGGCGGTCAGCGCGGCTTCTCCCCGGTACTATGTCCAGGCTCCCGCCACCGGCGGCGGTGCTGTCGAGATAACCTCCGGCCTCCTCTACGACCTGACCAATCGTCCCAACCCGACCTCCGACTGGTATTCCTTTGTCGAAACCCTGGTCACATACCTGATGGTGGCCGGGAATACCTACACGCTCAAGGAGCGCAACCGGAGCGGCAAGGTGTCCGCGCTTTACCATCTCCGACCGGACAGGGTGCGTATCATCGGCGGGGACCACGGCGCGGAGGGTTATATCTACGAGGTCGGCGGCGTGGATTACAATATCCCGCGGGAAGACCTTTGCCACCTCGCGCTGCCGAATCCCGGCGGCGACCTTTACGGCCTGAGTCCTCTCCAAGTCCTGGCGCGGAACGTCAACCTCGATCTCAACATGACGGACTTCGCCAAAAATTATTTTCAGAACGCCGGAATTCCCAGCGGCTTATTGAAGATAAAGCGGCGATTGAATACCCAGGAAGAGGCCGCGACCATCCGCTCCCGTTGGCGGTCCCAGTTTGGGGGACGGAATAACTTCCACCGCATCGCCATCCTGGACGAGGACGCCGACTATGTCCCGATGGCAAACTCCCCGAAGGACATGGCCCTCACGGAACTCCACAATCTGACCGAGTCCAGAATCTGTGCCGTCTTCGGAGTGCCCGCCATTTTGGTCGGTGCCAACGTGGGACTCCAACGCTCGACCTATAGCAACTACCGCGAGGCCCGGATGGCCTTTCATTCGGAGACCCTGGAGCCGATGGTCTCCCGCATCCTCCGGCATTTCAACCGGAACCTGTTTGGCGATTATCCCGGCAACGAGACTCTGACCGTGGACTGGGCCGAGATGCGCTCCGGCCTGGACGACCGCGAGGCGATGACCTCCAGAGTAACCGGCTTATTCGCCGGCGGCATCCTGACGCTGAACGAGGCCAGAGAACAACTTGGCCTGGAAGCCGTCACCGATGGCGCGGTCCGGAGGATACCGTCATCCATATTTGAAGTAGGCGAGGGGACACCGGCCCCGGTTGCCGTTGGCGCCGCTCCGGTGGAGGAGTCCCTGGCGGTCGGAACGCTCAAGGAATGGGACGCCATCCCGGTCTTGAAGGCGCCGCGGGTAGCGCGACGGGCCGGGATATTACGCCGCCAACTCCTGGAGGACCGGGAGGAGGAGACCGACCAGATGGCGAAGCGGGTCCAGCGGCATTTCCGCGGACTCCGCAACCGGGTGGACGGCATCCTGGGCCGGTGGATGGAACGGACCAGCTCAGATTCCAAGGACTTCCCGCCGGGTTTTGATCCCTCCATGCTGGAGGACGGGATACCCGACCTCCAGGCCATCATCGAGCAAGCCATGCTCCGCATGTCCAAGAAGACGGTTGCCAGAATCAACGCCACCGGCTTCGCCGGGACGTTGGAGTGGACGGAGCAACTGCCCTTTGTGCAAGCGGTCCTCGTCCAGGCACCGGCCAGGGCGGCGATAATCCACCGGACGACCAACCGGGCCATACAACGGGGAGTGACAATCGCCCTGGAGAATGGCTATTCCATTTCGCAACTAGCGCGGGGCGTCCCGACCGCCGACCCTCCATTCCCTGGTCTCCGGTCCATCCTGACCGAGACCGAATCCCGCTCCCGGCTGATCGCCCGTACGGAGGTAATGAGGTCGCAAAATCTGACTTCCGTCGGTTTTTTCAAAGAGCAGGGCTTTAGCTACGTCCGCGCCGACGATATAGACGGCGACCCGGACGATAACTATATCGACCCTGGCGACCCATACGGGCGGACATGCGCCGAGCGTAACGGCCAGATATACACCGTGGAGCAAGCCCAAAATATAGACGACCATCCCAACGGCACATTGAACTGGCAACCGATGCCCCGGAATTACAAGCCGGAGGAGACCGCAGTATGATCAATAAGTTTTACGTCTCGGATGCCAAAGTGCTGGACGATAAGGCCGGGATTGTCGAGGCATACGTCAACACAATGGGAATCCGGGACGCGGACGGGGACATCATCGACCCAGCCGCCTTTGACGCCAGCATCCGGGCCAACCTCCCCATCCCGGTCCTGGCCGGACACGACCAGAGCAAACTTGTGGGGAAGGTCGTATTCGCACAACCTGAGAAGACCGGTGCGGGTGACGAGCATCGGTTATATACCAGGATGCAGATGAACCTCGACACCCAGGCCGGCCAGGAAGCCTATTCCAACATTGCCGGTGAATACATCCGGGAATGGTCGGTGGGCTTCAACCTCCCCGATGGGGATGCGGTGGTCTACGACCGGGCCGGAAAAGAAACGATCCGGCGCATCCTCGACCTGGACTGGGTCGAGGTCTCAGCCGTTATCCGTGGGGCTTCCCCCTCCACATCGACCATAGCGGCTAAGGCTTTGAAGGCCCCGGACACCTATGCCACCAGGGAGGATGCCGAGTCCAGGGCCGACGAACTGGGATGCTCCGGCGCCCACCGAATGGAGGTGGACGGGGAGTCCGTATGGATGCCCTGCCGGTCCCATTCGGCATATGAGGCCGCCGCGGAGGGGAGCCGTTACGCGGCCCCAGACCCGGAGGTCAAGCCATACCCTAATTTCCACGCTTGCCGCATCCTGGAGCCGGACGCCTTCGACCGCTTCCGGACATCCTCGGAGACCATCGAGGACGGGGACTTTGACGGCAAGTCGATGGAGATACTTTTCGGGCGCCACGCGGAGTCCGGAGATTGGTCCCTAACGTCTTACCGGATGCCAGTCCTGGAGTGGACAGAGAGCGAGGCCCGGTCGTTCTGTCGCGCCCACGACGGCATCCTGTTTGAACCAGCCACCGGCGAGTCTATGTCGGACGATCCAGTTGGTGCCGCCTCTGACACGGTCACCTTGACCGCCTCGGACACGGCCAGCCATCGGTTACGCCTTACCCGGATGCGCCTTGAATTACAAATAAGTCGATAAGGAGACACTGAATTGGATACCAAAGAAATTAGGAATGAAGCGGGCGCGTTGCTTGACCAGGCCCAGACGGCCATCGAGCAAGGCGAGCTGGACACCTTCCAGCGTTTGGCCGACGAGGCCCAGGTGAGGATGGAGAGGGCCGACCAGATAGACCAGGCTGCTTCCCAGGTGCGGAAGCTACGCGGGGAGTTCAGCCAGCCCTTGAACGCCATCCCGGTGACCTCCAACGATGTGGCGGTTTACAACGCGATGGATACCACCGCCAGGATCAAAAACGACTACAAGCCAGCGTCTTGGGTAAAAGGGCTTCCGGCGATGGCCCAGCCATTGTGGGTCCAAGATTTGTGCGGCGACAACGTCAAGGACGAAGCCAGATTTATGACCGACACGTTCATCAAGTGGATGCGGTCACCGTCTGATGACATGTTCTGGAAGACGGCCAGCCCGGACGAAGTTAAAGCCATGCAAGAAGATACGGATAAACTTTTGTGTCCCGTTAGCTAGTGATAGTTAAATGAAAATCGGGTGAATTGCGGGAACGCTAAACCGGAAGGCAAGCCGATCCGCAGCCAAGCCTCGTAAACGGCGATTAGTAACGAGGAAGGTTCAGAGACTAGGGAATGAGCAGCCGAGCAATAAGTCCCATAAGCGCCCGACAACTCCCAGGAGTTGATGAGATAGTCCGACCTCATGGGAAACCATGAGAGGCTACCAGAAATGAGTAGTCCCCTAGAAAATCTAGGAGTAACAAATTGGCAGAAGGCGGCTTCTTCGTCCCCGAGGCGTTTCTTGCGAATACCATACATGACACGGGCGTCCCAGGCTCCCAGCTTCGACCCCTTTGCACCGTCATCCGGGTCGCATCCAAGGACGGCTATATCCCGACGATGGCAAGCGCGACATGGGCGGCTATCGCAGAGGAAGCAGCCCCGACCGAGTCCACGCCAGTCGTGGGTCAGGTGACGTTCGCCATTGAGAAGTCCGGCGGTCTGGTCAAGGTATCCCGCGAACTCCTGGACGACTCGGCCATCAACCTCCCGGCCCTGCTCTCGCAGATATTCCAGGAGGCGGCTGGACAGTTCGAGGACGTTGGCGTCATCAGTGGAAACGGATCGACCCAGTATTCCGGGATACTTTCTGATGGTAATGTGGCGTTTTACACAATGGCGAGCGCGACCGCTGTCGTGGGGGCCGACCTTATCGGCACCTACTACGCATTGAATGCCCAGCACCGAGCCAACGCCAGTTGGGTGATGAAGTCAACCATCGCGGCGTTGGTAAACTCGATCGCGATCACCGCCGCCGGGGTGCATTCCATCCCAAGCCTGACCGCCGCGCCGGCAGACTTCATCCTCGGCAAGAGGAACGTCTTGACCGATGTGGTGAGCGGCTTGGGTGGCACCATCACCTCAACTGAGAAGATAGCCATCTTCGGCGACTTCAAACAGTATTACATTTTCGATAGGGTCGGTTTCACAATAAGGCGTAACGACTCACTTTATATGGGCAACGACCAGATAGGTTTTTTCGCTACCCGGAGAGGTGACGGCCAGGTCGGCCTCGCCGCCGCCTTCAAAATTCCACGCGCCGCCTAACCAGCGGTCAGCTAATAGGGCGCGGGGCTTCGGCTCCGCGCCCAACTCAGGAGGACACATGGCAAAGACAATGTGCATCCAGAACTTTTCTTCTGGGGACGGCGTGGTCTACGAATCCGGCGTGGAATACGATGTCCCGGCGGCGACCCTCAAAGCCAATCCCGCCTACTTCAAACAAGGCGGACGGCCCACCAATAAGATGGCCGAGACCACCGAGGACAAGGAGGTAACCACTTAGTGGCGACCCGCCATACATATGCCACGGCTGACGACCTCCGGGACTACCTGGCCGGGACCTCATTCTCCTCCGGGTGGACGAGTGACGCCGGGAGCATCCGGCGAATCCTGGAGGCATCGTCCCGGCGCATCGACCTTTACTGCGAGGGCGGGACGTTTGGGCCGCTGACCGAGACCCGGTATTACGACATCGGGTCCGGGTCGCTGGTCCAGTCTCCCCAGTATCTAGTTCTGGCCGGGACCAATGACATTTCGACCTCGGTCTCCCTGGCGAGTGTCATCCCGCTGGACGGCTGGCTGGTCTCCACAACAACGGTGACGGCTTACGACGACACCGACCGCGGAGCCAGTACCGTCCTTACCGAGGGTTATGCCAACGACTTCTTCTTGATGCCTTACAACTCCGCGCCCAAGACCATCCTCAAATTGAATGAGGATACGAGCAACACCCTCGACGCCGGTCAACAGACCTTGTCGATCCTGGGGGAATGGGGATATACCTCGGATACCTTGTCCGTTACTACGGCGGACGCTATAACCTCCACGACCGCGACCTCCATCAGCGTGAACAGCGCGACCGACCTGGGACCGGCCCAGACGGTCTTGATCGACTCCGAGCAGCTTTACATAACGGCCATCAGTGGAAATACCTTGACGGTCCAGCGGGGCGTTAATGGCACGACCGCGGCCACGCATTCCGGAGGGGCAGCGGCGACCCGGTACGACTACCCGGAGCTGGTCGTCCAGGCTTGTCTGGACATCGCCAAGCTGACATTCCGTAACCGCGACCTTGGGTCGGCTGGAAGCATCGGCGCCGGGGATATGTCGATGACCGTGGCCGAGGGAGAGGTCCGGTCGGTGCTGATGACCCTGGCAGACTTTAGGGTGACCGGGACGAGCAACGGAGTGATCTTCTGATGGCTGAACCGTTTGGCGTCCATTTTGAGATTACCGGCCCGGTCTTTGACGGGACCGGCCTTCGCGTTATGCAAGGAATTATCAACCGAGGACTCTTCGACATCGCAACTCTGGAAGGGGCCAACAAGGTCAAAGACCAGCTTTACGGCCCTCCGGCCTCCCAGTATTGGAAGTCTAGTAAGAGCGAACGCCACGGCGCCCATACCCGCGACCTAAAGCGGCGTGTCGCCGCCAGTCAACCTTCCGACAATCGGGCGGTCTTCAACGCTGGCGGCGTTCACTACGCCGAGAAGGTCGAGGCGTTGTATCACATGTTTGAGAACGCCACCAACGCCATCAACCGGGACAAAGCCGCGCTATACCACAAATACATCGGCGGGGCCCTGATCGAGGCATTCGATTGAGCCGCTCCGGGGCATTGGACAGGATTGATGTTCTGTTATCGACCATCACCGACCCGGCTTTCACGGCAGTTATCCGGGCCGAGCCTCTGGCGTTGTCCGGCACTCCCGTCCTGGCTTATTGGATACAGTCCCGGACTAACGGCTGGCAGACCCTTGGGGATATTGGGTCGACCACGACCATCATGGTCCGGGCTTATTTCCGGCTTCAGGCGTCGGCGGATGTCCGGGAGAGCATCGAGCTGGAGCTATGGGACGCGATGGTGGAGGTGGACACCAAACTCCGGTCCGACGCAAATCTCGACGGTAACTGCACCGACTCCACGGTCGGGCCCGCGACCGTCTCCACGATAGACCTGGGTGGGAGTTTGTACCGGACGGCGACAATCTCCTTTGACATCCAGCTTTATGAAGAAATAACTATTACCCCGTGAGGAAGAGGATATGCCAAAGGGAAGCGGACTTGGTCAACAAATATTTGTTCAGGGCTACGATCTAAGCGGTGATGTGTCTGCCCTAGACAACGCCGGCAGCCCCCGCGAATTGCTGGACACCACGGCCATCAATGCCTCGGCGCATGAAAGGGTCATGGGATTATCGGACGGCAACCTCGCGGTCTCAAGTTGGTTCAACGATTCGTCGGAACAAGAGCACGAAGCCTTTAAAAGTCTACCAACCACCGACCGGATCGTGATGTGGGCATTCGGGGCGACCCGCGGGGATGTTGCGGCTTGCCTGAACGCTAAACAGCTAAATTATGATGGGAGCCGCGGGAGCGATGGGTCGTTAGCTTTCACCATCGACACCCAGGCCGCATCAGGGGTCCCTCTAGAGTGGGGCAATACCCTCACAACCGGCAAGGAGACCCACTCCGCGGCGGGTGTTTCCACCAGCCGGGACGATGGTGCGACCACCGGTTACGGTCTGGTAGGCATCCTATCAATCACCGATGTTGATTCCGGAACGGTGACCGTGAGCATCCAGCAATCAGCCGATAACGTGACGTTCGCAGATATTCTATCTTTCGTGGCAGTCGCCGCCGCCGCCGCTCCGACCGCCCAGCGGCTAACGCTCAGTGGGGCGATATTGCGATACCTCCGGGTGTCGACAACCGGGACATTCGGCAATTGTGATTTCTGCATGGTAACCAGACGAGGAGAACTCCAAGATGATGTCAGCCTCAATCCATAATGGACGATCTCCAGGAGGAATTGCGCCTGGCCCGGGAGGAGTTGGAAAGATTAAAGGCAACCGAGGACAAGCCCGAAAAAATCCAGATGACCAGCGGCGATATCGTGAGATTGGTGATTGCCGCGCCCGTGGTTTTTGTTTGGTTGTTCCTTGGGTCTCGGATTATCATTTCCGCGACTACGAGCCAGGGCGTTCTTGAAAATATTGAACCCCTGCTCCTGGCCTTATCCATTCTTACTATCCCGGTAACCGGGATATTGGCAGCGCTCTTCAAGATTGATGGGAATGGAAAATGACGCTCTTTGAGAAAATCTGCCGACTGGTCGGAGACAGGCGCATCCCGGCATTTCGGATGCCGTCTATCAGATTGCTCAGGATGCCGGCGTTCAAACTGTTTCGGGTGGGATTCGCCAGCCGACATGTAACGACGGTCGTGGTGATGGCGATCATGGTCAGTGCAGGAGCCGTAAGCGTCGGCCTCTTTTTTGCAATCAGGGATGTGGCGTCCTCGACCTACGACTGGCCGGATGCTGGCGCAGAGTATGCCCTGCCCCAAAAGATGGGGACTCAGCTTTCCCCTTATGAAGACGGCGAGGAGTCCCACACGTTACAAATCAACCTTGCTGCCGGGGTTCGTTTAAGCACGTTAACTCTGGACAATCTGGACTTGGGGAAAGCTGGGTTGACCGACTGTGTAACCATCCAGCGAACCACCAATACCACTGGCTGGCTCTATGTGGATACCTGGACGATGACGGGTGTATCGGCACCGTCCCTGAGCATGGAAAACATCGAGACCTCCAACCTGGTTCTCAGCGCCTATACAGACGGGCACGCAATGGATGCCACAATCGACTCAACGATCACTGACATTAACATAAACAGTTCACGCGGAAGCGGCGAATTCATGGCCCAAAATTCCGTGGTTGACCGTGTAATTATCCAACTCGCGGGTGATGCCATCATAGGCACTCTCACCATGACGGATGTGGACTGTTCGGTCGGCGGCTTCAATATCGACTACGTGAAAGCTGGGTCCATTACTATGGATAACACCTCCAAATTTGGTGACGGGGACGGCATCAACCTAGCCGACTTCGTGGTTAGCAGTACCGTCAAAGCCCGAACCATAACCGATAACCTCGTGGATACTCCAATCACGGTTAAATAATGAAAATTTTATTATCGAAGGTTCGGCCACAAGTATTTCTCTCAATCGTCTGCGGCACCGTGACGGCGATTACAATCTCAATCATCGCTTGGCAGTTAGAAAGTATCGAGATTATCACTGGCGTGGCGGGGTCCGTTTTCGGGTTCCTGGCCGGGATTTCAAGCAAATTATTGGAAGCAGAATGACGCGTTTGCTCTGTTGGATAAATCTCCATAACTGGCATCGGGAGGAATGGTCCGACCGGGTGTGCCAACGATGCGGACACCGGGAAATCCTGATGTACACCCAGGAGGGTGGCGCCGTCTGGGAACGGGTAACGTGAAGCCCCTCCAACTGGGTCTCTCGCTCCTCCCAGTGGCGATCATAGTGATCGGGCTGGTCGGCTGGGTCGTGACCCTTCGGGGCAACCTGGACTCGGCGTTGGTCAGCATCCGGGAACTTCAGGCATCCCAATACGACGATACCGGGCTGGTGGAGCGGGTCCAGGAGCTATCGGTCGCCAGCGAGGAAGGCATGACCAAGCTTGCCTGGATCATGGAGGAATACGGCCCTGCTATCGAGAGCATCCGGGACCGGGAGTTGGACACGACCACCGCGGACCATATCGCAGAACTGGGCCGGGAGATCGCCGCCGTCTCCAGCGTTCTTGACCGGGCCGAAGCCCTGGACGAGGCGGTCGATGCGATGGAGAAGCAGGTGGTAGTCCTGATCAATGAGCAGCGCACTATCAATGCGGACCATCAAGGGTTCGCGGTGGTGTTATCGGACTTGGGAAAGGCCGGATTGATCCCGTCCGGAGAGCGGCGCCAGTATGGGGACTACGGGAAATGACGACAAACCGCGGGTTGCTGATCCATTTCAAGATAAACCGCCCACGGGACCACTGGCGCGAGGTTAGCTGTAAGGAGATCGGATGCGTCAATTATGCGATGGGTTGGAAGACCATCCTTCCGGTGGGCGATATAGCGAATATAGAACTGATCCGCAGGTCACGGCTGGGCTTCCGGGAGGAGCGCGGGGATGGGCTGGTGACGTTCATATTCTCGCCGGGCCAGGAGTGTTTCACCGGCCAGGGCGGCGGACATAGGGTAGCGGTCGGGCGCGATCCAATTTTAACAAAGGATCGACGCCTTATGGAGCCGCTGGAGTTCATGGACCACTGGAACGATCATATTTATCGGAGGAGTGTAAACGATGGCTAAAGAATCAGGGCTCGGAATGACCGTGGCAATTGACGACTCGGGCGGCACTGCCAGGACCATATCCAATGACATAACCAATGTCGACTGGGCCACACCGCGGGAGGAGGCTGATATCACCGGGATGGACAAAAGCGCCCACGAACGGCTGCTCCTCCTGGCGGATTTCACGGTCGCCAACAACGGCGTCTTCAACGACGCTTCCAATATGTCCCATGATGTTTTTAAGACGGTTCCATCAAGCAGCGTGGCGAGGACGACGACTATGACAGTTAGCGGCCAGGTGTTAGCAGGCGAGTTATTCTACACCGATTACGCCTTTACTCGTGGGGCGGATGGCGCATTGACCTGGACAACCCCCGGCGCATTGGCCGGCGGCGTTGTCCCAACGTGGGCATAGATGGTTAACGGCGCAACAACCAAGGCCGGCTTCCGTGTCATCCCACGTAGTGACGCTCTGGATTTCGCCGGATTAGACCTGGAGGGGGCTGTGGTCACGGCGCGGATTGATGTTTCGATGGCAACCTTTGTGGACATGCAACGGCTCATCGAGGCGATCCAGCCGGAGGACATGCACCGTTTGCCGGAGTTGGCGACCCGTTGGGGTGATGACGTATTGCTGGAGTGGGACTTGGAAGACCCGGACGGCAAGCCTTTCCCATCGACCGGAGAAGGGATGTGTCTGTTACCGGGGCGAATTGCCCTGATGATTATCGCTGCGTGGTCGCAGTTACTCCAGGAGGTGCCCGCCCCTTTAGACGAAGCATCCAGCAATGGCGACATGTCGCTGGCGGCATTGACCGAGATGGCCGACGCATCGTCGAGCCTGGAGAACTCCAACGCGCCCGATTGATAGACGGACTCTGCCAGCGGTATGGGAAATTACCATCAGAGATATTAGCGGAACCGGCGGACCTGTTATTGCCCATGCTGGCAATCCTAGCTATAGCTGAACCGGAGAACGATGGCCAATAAGGTCGAAATAGAAATAACCGCTGATGCCGGCAAGGCGAAGGCGGAGATGGGCAAGCTCCAGACTTCATTTGGCAAGGCCACCGGTGCCATGTCCAAACATGCGAAGAAGGTTGGTGCCGGCATGGTGGTCATGGGAACCGGCATCGAGGCATTGGCCCGGAAGCAAGCACCGTTAACCGAGGCAACCCGCAAATTGACCAACGCCACCGGGATGAGCGAAGACGCAATCCGGGATATGGCGACCAGCTTGAGCAATGCGACCTTCCCGCTGGATGAAGCCCTTGGGCTGATGGCGCAAGGGTCCAAGCAAGGACTGGAATCCGCCGAGGCCCTTAAAGAGTACGCGACTTTCTGGGATATGGTCGGTGATGCAACCGGGCTAAGCTCGGAGCAGTTATCCAAGAGCGCCGCGGCCTTGAAATCGGTGGGCGTTTCTGCCGGAGAAGAAGGGGAATTGCTGGGCGCATTCGGCCTGATTACACGCGAGACCTCCGGGAATGTGGGCGAGTTTTTGAAGTTCGTGGAACGTCTCGCGCCGGAGATGAGCGATATGGGCATCTCGGTTGATGATGCCGCTGTGGCTATGGCGGCATTGGAGGGGAAGGGGATCACTTCGAGGGCCGCGATGAGCCAGTTCCGCGAGGCAATTGCGGATATCGAAAGCGGGATGGACCGCGCCTCCAAGAAAATCCTGAAATCTCAGGAAGCCATCGGCAAACTGGACCAAGCTCTGGCCGATGGCAAGATCACCCAGGCGGAATACAACGAGGAGGTGGCCCTTAACAACAAGACGATTAAGGGGCAAAATCAGCTCCTGGAGGAACTGTCAAAGGGCGGCCTTGATCCAATCATGAGGCAGTTGGGCCTTACCCGCGAAGAAACCGAGAAATACCGGGAATCGTTAGAGGGATTGGGCGGCGTGATGGCCGACGACGCGGAGGCATTCGGCAGCACTAAGACCCGGATGGAGGAGCTTCAATCGGCCCTCTCGGATGTGGTCTTCCAAAACGGGGCGCTCCTGGAGAAAATGTCTGGGATTGCGCCCATCATGATGGCGGCGGGTCCGGTGATTGCGGGGTTCGGTCCTGCCATGAAACTGAGCATGGGTATCGCCACAAAGGCCCTCCGGCTTATGCGGCTGGCGATGATGGCAGCGATGGGCGTTCCCGCCGGCGTGATCCTCCTCGCCATCGCCGCCGTGATCGCCGTCGGTGTACTCCTCTGGAAAAACTGGGACACGATAAAAGAGAAAGCCCTGTCAATCTGGGGAGCCATCACGGAGTTCTTCAAAAAAACGTGGGAGTTCATCAAGGCCCATTTCATTGACGGCATGGCCGCGGTCCTGCTAATTATGTTCCCCCCGGTTGGGATCGCCATACTGGTAGCACGACATTGGGGAAAGATCGTCGATGTGGCGAAGGACATCTGGAAACGGGTCACGGAGGTGTTCAGGAGTTCCATTGATTCCATCATGCGCTTGATTCAAAAAGTGATGGACGCCGCGAGTAAGGTCGGCGGCGCGGTAGGATTTGTGGGTGGCTTAATACAAGGCCGGGAGCATGGCGGACCGGTAACCGCCGGCCAACCTGTTATAGTTGGGGAACGCCGCCCGGAGTTATTTGTCCCGCGGACCTCCGGCACAATTCTGCCACGGGTTGCCGGAGCCGCTGGCGGCAGTGGCATGACGATCAACCTGGTAATCAACGGGGACATCAACGGGATGGACGATTTTGAGGAGAAGGTCACCTCGGTCATACGGGACGCCGTCCTGGGCGGTGGCTTCTCCGGCGTACTGTCGAGAGCATAATGGTCGTTGCAACGTACAAGCTCCAGGTGGATTGGAACAACGACGGCGATTGGGGCGACACCGGCGAGGATATAGACATGGGCCGGGTCCGCGGTATCACATGCTCATTCGGTCGCGACCGGGCCAGCCAGTTGACGGGACGCTCAAAAAGCGGAAGTCTCCGGGCGACCCTGGACAACAGGTCCGGGGACTATAACCAGTTCAATTCCGACTCGCCCATTTACGGCAACATCCTCCCAGGCCGTCCCGTCCGACTCTTGGGGACATCGACCACCCAGTCCGACCAGGCTATATGGCAAGGATACCTGACCCGGATCACGCCGCAAGTATTCCTCGGAGGGGATGCCACGGCGATATTGGAAGCGACCGGGCCATTGGGCCAGATCAACCTCGACCAGATCGAGGTGGCGATGGTGACCTCCCAGAGGACCGACCAGGTCGTGGACGACATTCTGGACGCGGCTGGATGGGGAAGTGGGAGTAGCTACCGGACGCTTGATACTGGGAAGACGACTATTTCTCGTTATTGGAAAAGTCAGTCCTACGCCGTCCCGGCCCTAGGGGAAATTGAGTCCACCGAGGGAGGGTTTATCCGGGAAGGGAAGGACGGGAAGATCGTATTCGACAACCGGCATCATAGGTTAGCTGGCGTGGGTCTGACTTCTCAGGCGACCTATTCGGACGCCTCCGGAGCCGCGAGGGTATATTCCGGCCTCACTATGGATGATCCGTTACCACACATTTTTAATCAGTTTTCGACCGATCTCCAGACGTGGACGACGGCCAGCCTCGCAGTCCTTTGGACATTATCCGAGACCGGCGCCAGTTCCCCGTCCATCGCTCCCGGCGTAGCCCGGACGTATATTGCCCGTTATCCCACCTCGGCATCAGCTAACTCTGCCAGAGGAGTCGCCGCCTGGACGACTACGGCGTCAACGACGGACATGCTGGCGAATACGGCGGCGGATGGCTCCGGGACTAACGTGACCTCGGACATCGGGATCGCAGTATCCAAGTCCTCCGAAACGATGGACATCACCCTGACCAATAATACCTCGGCCACCGCCTACATCACCAAACTCCAGGCCAGAGGAACGGCCATCACGGCAGACGACCCGGCCTCCATCAAACAGGAGGACGCGACCAGCCAGACCGCATTCGGAAAACGTACGTGGCCTAGCAAGACAAAATTTATTCCGGATACGGGCGAAGCCCTCGATTGGGCCGACTTTAATCTCTCAATCTACAAAGACCCGACCGCCGTTTTAAGGATGACATATTTCGCAAATAAGGATACCAACTCCATCAACGAGATGCTGGACCGGGACATATCGGAACGGGTGACGGTCGTGGCTGAGAATAACGCCGACTTGAGCATCGACCGTGACTTCTTCATCGAGGCGGTGCGCCACCAGATCAGCGCCAACCGACTCCACAAAGTTACATACCTCCTCTCGGATGCCGTCCAGTTCAGCGATTTTTGGGTCTTGAATACCTCGGCGCTGGGAACCTCGACAAGGCTGGCGTACTGATGGCCGACGACTACATCGTCCAACACAACGACCTCCAGGAGGAGCCTTACCTAACGATGGTTCGGCGCATGTATATGAGGATGGGATTCGGCTCACTGTCGGAGCCGACCGCCGGCAATACCTCCGGAGAGGTCGCGGCCCAGATCAATCATGGCACATGGCTCGTGAACTGCCAGGGATGCAATGATGCCCTGATCGTCAACTTGGACGAATTGGTTTATATGTGCCCCATATGCGGGAACGCCGACAACGCCGGGAAATGGTTGCGGATAACCGTCCCGACTAATCGGAAGGCCATCGAGACCGAGTTATTGAAGCGGCCCTGGAACGGACGCAACCCGTCCCAGGCGGTCAACCGTAACTGGTCGCCAGGGGAGACCGTGGCAACTCTCAAACAAGAAAACACCGACCACGGGATAGGAGCCTAAAATGGCCTGGACGAGTCCGAAAACTTGGGTGAGTGGGTACGTCGTTTTGGCCGGAGATTTGAACACACATCTCCGGGACAATCTCAATGTCACCGCTCCGGCGGTGATGACCACGGCGGGAGATATAATCTACGCAAGCGGAGCCAACACGCCGGCGAGGTTAGCCAAGAGTACGACATCCACTCAATACCTGGCGAATACTGGAACGAGCAATATCCCGGCATGGAACGAGGTCGCCCTGGCGACCGGAGTCAGCGGCACATTGCCGGTGGGCAACGGTGGGACCGGGGCCACCACTTTCACGGCTAACGGCATCCTCGTCGGAAACAGCACATCAGCCGTTGCGGTGACGGCCACGATGGCAACTAAAGGTCACCTGATGGCTGGGGATGGTTCCGGAGTTCCGAGCATGTTGGCGGTGGGGAGCAACGACCAGGTCCTGACCGCCGACTCCGGTGAGGGAACGGGGTTAAAGTGGGCTGCTGCCGCTGGTGGGGGGAGCATGGTACTGATAGGTACGGGAGTCGCCAGTGGCGCGTCCAGCGTGACTATCACCGGATTGAACTCTACCTATGACACCTATCTGATTGCGGTAGCAGATATGGTGGTTTCGGTGGATGGCGTGTCGATGGAATTGAGGCTGGGCGATTCTAGCGGCATCGATAGCGGGGCGTCAGATTATGCCTTTATCGTGGAGGCTCTAAAAGAAAACACCTCCCAATGGGCAGGCGGCGTAGATAATGCTCATTCGTCGATTACTCTGGTAACTGATACCGAGGGCCAGGGGAGCGCCACCGGAGAGGGCCTTGGTGCGGAGTTGTGGCTCCCACAGCCGGGCGATGCTACCTCACAGCCGTATGTTACGGGGACTGTGGTCTACATGACGGCAGGTAACGAGATATGCGGTGGGGCGGTCGTAGCGCGGCGCCGCGCCGTCATTACGGTTGATAGAGTCCAAATCTTGCCATCCTCTGGGAATATCACTGGGAGGGTCACCGTGTATGGACTAGCTCATGCCTAGACACCACACAATCTGGGACGCCGAACGCCAAGAGCAGATCGATGTGGAGTTCACCGCGGCGGAGGAAGCCGCCCAGGATATCGCGGATGCTGAGGACGCGGTGAGAATATCGAACCGGGCCTTACTGGCATCACGGCAGACCGAGCTCACGGCGAGGCTGGAGGACGACTCCATCACTGATAGCGAGCTACGGGAGCTATTACGGCTAGAGCGGGGGCTGTGATAGTGGAGAACCTCGGAGAACTGGCCGAGATAGTCGGCCCCATCGGCGTCCTGGTCGTCGTCGTGGCCTGGGCGATAATCAGCTGCCGCCACGGCAATGGTCAGGCTGACCGCTACCAGGTCGTGGTCACCAAGCTGGACGCGCTCCGGGACGACATCGGGGAAGTCAAGACCGACGTTCGAGAACTCCGCAGCAGCTTGGTCCGGCACCTGGAGGACCACGCCAATACCTAGCTAGTATTTATCATCTCTCATCACCTCCTTTTGTAGCGGCCCCGGCGTGGTTCCCTCCCGCCGGGGCCGTTGCTATTCCCCTGCCAAATCCTATATACCCACTGGACTTTTTATATTGCAAGGGTATATAATGTATACATGGTAAAACTTCTACAGGCTCTGGGGGTACTCAAGCACCGGCACAATTGGATGCCGGTCGGACCAGCCAGGACCACCAGCCAGATGGGGGTCTGCGTGGAGTGCCACTTCAAGGGCCGGATTTATTAGGAGGGATGAGATGGACAACTTGACCGACGCGGACCTGGGCGACCTGGCAACTTTGGAAGAATTCGGATATTAGGAGAAAGGACGTGGGTTTTGACAAGAAGGTCTGCAAGGAATTGGGAGTCACAGTTGAGGAAGCACTCCGGGAGGCATTAAAGGATTCAGGGTTCGACGTAGCCCTCGTTGGCGGGAAGTTTGAGGACTTGGAATTCGTAATGAAGGTGAGGCTCACCTTCTCAGGTGGAGAAACCAAGGCCCACAAAGACTATCGAGAATATGCTGCACTGTCCTACACATCACTCCCGCCTGATATGCTCGATGCCACATTCGACTATGGCAGACAAGGAGAGATGACCGTCATCGGTTGGTTGCCCAATCGCCCGAAAATGGACATCCTTCTTAGGGACTCCAAAGGGAAGGAGAGGGTCGCTCCATCGGAGAGCATAATCCGCGCTTACGAACGGAAATAATCCCGCCCTGATGATGGCTGGGGTGGCTCCCCAGCCGAAACTCCTAGAGTCGGCGGAAGCTAATCGAGGGAGGTACGGATGAAAATCTATTCACTACAACCAGCACTGGGAGAACTGGAAAGGGTCTTGAAGTGGTCGGCAAAAACCACCGGAATAAATGGCGACCGTGTGGTGCCGATCATCCAGTCCAAAGGGAAAAGGGCAAGGTGCGGCGGGTGGTTCGCTCCGAATAGGTGGTCGACCAGAGAGGGTCAGTTATGCCACGAAATCAGCTTCGTGGCGGAACTCCTCAAGGAAGACCCAGAGGTCATTGTGGCCCTTGCTGTCCATGAAGTTGTTCACCTCTGGTGCCATTCTCTAGACCTCAAGGACGTTTCCAAGGGAGGTCGGCATAACAAGGTATTCAAGGAATACGCCGAATTGCTGGGACTGGTCTGTGCTGATCCGACCGACTCCTATGGCTATGGTTACACCACGGCGGGAGAGGAACTGGCCGAGTCCATCGAGAAGGATTGCCAGCCCGATGTGGGAATGTTCAACCTGTTTCGAGTAGAGATGGAAGCACCGGAGCCGAAGCCCAAGAGTCCCAGTCACAAATACTCCTGCGGCTGCACCGAGTTTCGGACCAAGGCCGTGGTCGTGGCGACTTGCAACAAGGAGGACTGCGGCAACCAATTCTCCGTTGTGGAATAAACCACAACCAGCCGAGGCCGGGGTAATTCCCGGCCTCACTCTATTCTGTATCGTTGCTGGACAATCCGTATCGTTTCAGTATATAATATAGGCAAGAGGTTCAAGAGGAGGGAATGAGATGAACAACAACGAGGGAGCCAAGGGGATAATCCTGGAAGCCATCAAGATCGCCAAGGAATTGGCGGCGGAGGATGAGGCCCGACTGGGTCGGCCTCTCATGGACTCCGAGGTCGGCGCCATCGCCACCATGGTGGAGCGGCAGTTAATGACTGCCCTGGCGATCTCACGGTGAGCCAGCCCCTCCGGGGGCCGGAACCCGCAGGCCGGGGGAAACCCCGCCCAAACAAGGAGGAGGGAACGAGATGACAGATGAAGACCGGACCCAGATACAGCGAGCCTTGGACAATCACGAAGCCTTGAAGCCGTCCTACTTCTGGACAAATCAGGGGAACGCATCGTCTAGGCGCTACCAGGAAAAGCAGCTGAACTTCACGGTGAAGTTCAACCACGATGGGGATGCCTACCAATACGATTCCGTCGTCCGAATTAGTACCAAGAACTTCTATTACACGGGCCGGTTTACCAAGAACGGTGCCAAGAAGGACGTTAGACTTTTCAAGAAGCTGACCATCGAGTAAACCGCCCTGATGAGGCCGTGGGAGGCAGGATGTTTCGAGACCTAACACCGGAGGAGACCGCCACGTTCCAAGAATACGCCCGGACCAATCTACCGGGTCGGTCGGATTGGTCAGCGTTCCATCCGGTCTGCCGGGAAGTCTGGTGGGAGTTGGCTTGCCGGCACGATGGCATCGACCCGCTGGCCTGGTCCCTTGACGTTTGCTCAGAATGCAAAAAATCGTGGGGACATTGCACCTGTTGGTGGTGCGGCTGTTGCGGACGCCATACCAGTACCGGATCAACATGGTGTTTAGATTGCCAGCCACACCTAGCCCACACAGATGGCTCCCGCTGTCTGTGGGGGCCGGAGGACCACACTTGGTTTGCCCAGCACAATACCGCTTGTCCGTTTGCTGAGGACCTTTTCAGTAAGGCCAACCCGTACTTCCAAGACCACTAACGATAAGGAGAGCAGTATGAAAACGCCCATTCAACGATTGCTGGAGGCCCAGCGACACAAGGACATCCGGGATGTGGTTCTGGATACCCTGGAGCGGTATCGGGCTACCCGGACGATGGTCCAGGATTGCTGTGACGACCTTGGCATATCCTGGGGAACATTTTACAAATGGTGCGCCGAGCTCGACATCGAGGTCGGGAAGTATCACTTTGCGGAGGTTCGGCGTGGATAGGATGAATTACGTCTATTGTATGACTTGCCGGAATACGACCACTCAGATGATTAAGGTTGACATCCCTGTCCGGTGCCGGCGTTGCGGGTCCGAGGATGTCCTATGGCGTCCGACCGCATGAAACCCTGGGCGCATCAGATAGAGGCGCTGGAGTTTATCGCGGAGAAACCCGGCTCGATGCTGGCGATGGACATGGGGACCGGCAAGTCGAGGGTCATCGTGGACCTGATTGCCCGTAAGGGTTACGAAAACGTTCTGATCCTCGCCCCACTTAGTGTGGTCGCAAATGTCTGGCCCGGCGAATTTGCAAAACACGCGCCGGGTCTTCTCGACGTTCTACCTCTTGCCGGCAAATCTACCAAATCCCGGCAGGAGACCGCCGCCAAGGCCCTCGGGTCCGGTCGCCCCACGGTGGTCGTGGTGAACTACGATGCTATATGGCGCAAACCATTCGGGGACTGGGCCATGAAGCAGAGGTGGGATTTACTGGTGATGGACGAGAGCCACCGGATCAAGGCGCCGGGTGGCGTGGCGTCCCGGTACTGTTCAAGGCTCTCCGACCGGGTGGAACACCGCGTGGCCCTGACCGGAACGCCGATGGCCCACTCCCCGCTCGACATCTATGCCCAGTTCCGCGCTCTGGACAAGGGAATCTATGGGACTTCATTTACCCGGTTCAAATCCCGCTACGCCATCATGGGCGGTTTTAACAGGATGCAAGTCGTCGCGTATCAGAGAGAAACCGAGCTGAGGAACCTATTTTACTCCAGGGCATACCGGGTCGAGTCCGACGATGTCCTCGACCTGCCCTCGACCCTCTCCATCAACCTGATGTGTGAGTTGGGGAAAGAGGGTCAGAGACTATACACCGAGATGGCCGACGAGTTCATCGCGGACGTGGTCGGCGGTCAGATCACCGCATCCAATGCCCTCTCCCGGTTGTTGCGACTCCAGCAGATTACCAGCGGTTACGGGCGGTTGGAGGATGGCACCGACGTGGAGATTGATACGGCCAAGGCCAAGGTGCTTGAAGATACCCTTACCGATATCGGCGGGGAACCGGTGGTCGTTTTCACGCGGTTTGTCCACGACCTGGATGTGGTCCACCGGATTGCCGTCAAGGTCGGGATTCCTAGCTATGAGGTTTCAGGACGCCGCAAGGATTTGTCAGAGTGGACCAGCGGCGTGTTGGCCGTCCAGATTCAAGCCGGAGGATTGGGTCTGGACCTCACGATGGCCCGGTATGCCATTTACTACTCCCTCGGTTTCAGCCTGGGAGATTACAATCAGAGCATGGCAAGATTACACCGGCCAGGCCAATCGCATCCGGTGGAGTACATCCACATCCTGGCGTCCGGGACGGTCGACGAGACCGTGATGGATGCCCTGGCACATCGGGAGGCGGTCATCGACCATGTATTGAAGGAGGTAAGAGATCATGATTCAAACCCAGTTATCGTTGGCTGACCTAGTCACGGAGTTTGCGGCCCTGACCGAGCAACGCCGCAAGTTGGAGGCCGAGGTTAAGAAGTTGGCCACCGACCTCGCGGCCCGTGAGGAGAAGCTGGTGGAGGAGTTCGCCCAAGCTGGCATCCAGAATATCAAGACCGCGACCGGCCAGACCATCTACCTCAATCGGGAGATATTCGCCAAATTGGTCGGAGACCATAAAAAAGCCTTGACCGCGTTCCGCCGGGCGGGACTCGACGATTTTGTAAAGGAGACGGTGAACGCAAACACATTACGGGCCTGGGTCCGCGAGATGGACGAGGTCCTTCCCAAGGGCTTGCAACCCTACATCGACGTGACCGAAGTCTACAGAATGAGAATGAGGAGCAACTAACATGGCAGCACTGAAAAAGATCGAGACTTACATGGCCCTGCAATCTGGCCCGACCAACGTCCTCCAGACTATCCGTGAGAACATCGGCAACGACCGCATAACCGACCGCGACCTTGACCGAATCACGGTGCCACTGGGCGGCGGATTGAACTGGACGGTTCCCACATTGGAGGGGGAGGACTCGGCCAAAACCTTGGACGGCATCATCGTCCACTGGACAGCCCCGAGGGCCTACTGGGCAACCGGCATGGAGGTCGGCGGCAATACGCCGCCCGATTGCTCCAGCCACAATGGCGATATAGGATACGGCCAACCTGGCGGGGATTGCTACACCTGCCCACTGAACGAGTGGGGCAGCGCCGAGGGCGGCAGCGGCAAGGCTTGCAAAGAGAAGCGGATGTTGTTTCTTCTCCGGGCTTCCGACCTGTTGCCGATAGTTATCCAGGCCCCCTCAACCTCGATCCAGCCGATCAAAAAGTACCTCCTTCGGCTGGCCTCTCAAGGATTGCCGTATTGGTCGGTGGTGACCCGTCTATCACTCGAGAAGGCCAGCAACGCTACCGGCATCGCTTTCTCCCGCATCTCTCCCAAGTCCGCTGGCCCCGTCCCGGAGGAGCAGCGTGACATGCTGGCCGCGTATGTCCAGGCCATCAAGCCGATCATCGGCAATACGGACATCGACCGAGACGAGGCTTAGATGGAAGCGGGAGAGTTCCTGACAACGTTGTGGGGCAACCCACCGCCGGGGCAAGTCCTCATCTGGACCCTCCCGCAAAAACGCTCAATCTGGTATAACCGGCTGAACGATGTCAGGGTGGGGCATTTGTCCGACCTTGACGTCTATACCGGGGTCGGAGTCGCTCCATTGGGCGTTCTGTTAAAGACCGCCCAACGGGCGACCGCCGAGATGATTGACGGGATTGCGGGGTTGTGGGCTGATGTGGACTATGCCGGCGAAAATCATGCGAAACCCGGACTGCCCCCGACCGAGGAGGGAGCTAGGGAGTTAATTGCAGAAATGCCAGCGGAGCCGACCATACTGGTCCATTCCGGTCACGGTTTTCAGGCATGGTGGTTATTCAACGAACCGTGGATGTTCGGCAGTGATATAGAAAGAGAAAATGCGAGAGGGATAATCAGCAGGTGGCAAGGCCACATGGCCGAGATTGCCCGGAAGAGAGGGTGGACGGTGGATGCAACCCACGACCTCTCCAGGCTGATGCGCTTGCCGGGAACATTCAACAACAAATCCGACCGGGTGCCGGTCAAAGTCCTGGCCTCCGACGGGCCGAGGATTAACTGGGAGGAGTTCCCGTTCCTGACGGCAGCTACGACCGATGGCTGGATCGCACCGCCATTGCCGGACGCCACAATCGGCAACCTGATCCTTGACCCAGCCGTTGAACCGCCATTTGAGAAGTTCTTGGCGCTGATGGGAAACGACCCAAAGTTCAAGCGGTCGTGGGAGCGTCGAAGGACGGACCTCCTGGACCAGTCGGCCTCATCCTACGATATGTCGTTGGCCTCGTTTGCGGTTACAGCGGGATGGACCGACCAGGAGACAGTGAACCTACTCATCGCCAGCCGGAGACATAACGGGGATGACCTCAAGCTACGCCCGGACTACTACGCCCGGACTATCGCCAAGGCCAGAGGGCCGGCAGAGCAGGCCCAAATTCAGCAGGAATTGGAGGAAGTCGCTGCGGGTTTTTTAGACAATCCTACTCTGGCCGGTATGTCGGAGGTGCTAGGCGTTGAGATCACCGACCTGGTAAAAGAGCTTGGCGACCCTCCGGAGTATTGGCTGGGTACCGCATCGGGGAACATCACCCTCGGGACGGTAAAAAACATCCTGGACCAAGGTCGTTTCCGTGATGCCATCGCGGCAGCAACCGGGAAGGTCTTGCACCAGATCAAACGGGTGGACTGGGAAAACCGGTCGCGGGCTATTTTGGCCTGCTGCCGTGATTATGACCTCAACGAGATTTCGGACCAGATCAACGAGACCTGTCACTGGATCGAGGATTACCTGGACAGCCAGACAGTTCTGGATGACCCGAATATCGCCGCGCAGCAAGGGTTGCCATTCTGCAAGGGTGGTGTGGTCTATTTTACACTCGGCGGATTCAAGAACCACCTGAGATTCAATGTCGGTGAGCCGCTATCTTCCAAAAAACTAGGCACTCGGTTTAGGCTCACCGACGTACAATCTGAGCGGGTATTCTATTCCAGTGCGGAAGGCGCTCAGACGTCGCGTAACTATTGGGGGTATAAGCGAAATTAAAACACACAAAAACATTTTGGGTGATGTCGTTTTCTGGTTATATGGTTATATGGTTATATATCGTATCTAAAAGGCGAATTATCTGCTTATACGATTGGGGAGAATGGTTATATGGAACAGCGAGTCATAGGTCCACCAGGCTGTGGCAAGACGACGTGGTTATCCCGACAGGTCAAAAGAGCGGTCGATAATGGGCAAGGGGTTCTGGTGGCCTCTTTAACCAGAGCGGCAGCGGCAGAGGCGGCGGGTCGTGGGTTGCCAATACCAGCCCGAAATGTAGGAACCCTCCACGCCCATTGCTACCAGGCATTGGACCGGCCAGCCCTGGCGGTTGAGAAAAAACACGTGGAGGACTGGAACGCCCGATTCCCCGAGTGGAGGCTGTCATTCTCAGATGACAGGATTGATGGCGACAACCTGGAGAACTCTGGTAAAGCGCCTGGCGACAAGTTGATGGCGGTTTACCAGGTCTTGAGGGCCCGGATGGCGACCTTCTACCCGATCCACGTCGATGAGTTAGCCCAAGCGTGGACATCGTGGAAGGCCGAGGCGGGGCTGTTAGATTTCACCGACCTGATCGAGCAATGCCTGGAGTCGGTGCCGGCGGCACCGGGAAACCCATCGGTGATATTCCTTGATGAGGCCCAGGATATGGACCTCCTGGAAATGAGCCTCGCCCGGAAGTGGGGCGAGGAAGCGGGTTATCTGGTGGTCGTGGGAGACCCAGATCAGAACCTCTACCAGTGGAGAGGGTCGGACCCGGAGGTATTCGTGGAGCCGGCGATACCGGATGACCAGATGCGAATACTCAGCCAGAGTTACCGCATCCCTCGAGCAGTTCACGCTAGGGCGGTCCGGTGGATTGAACTAACACCGGGGCGAACACCTGTCGAATATTACCCACGTGATGAGGAGGGAGAAGTCCGGCGTCTATCCGCCGCTTGGCCTAACACCGCGACTATCATCCGGGATATGCAAAAATACCTTGACGCCGGCAAAACTGTCATGGTCTTGGGTTCCTGCCACTATATGATCAGGCCCTTGTTAGGCCAACTGCGCCGGGAGGGTATTCCCTACCACAACCCGTATCGGCTAACTACATGGGAATGGAACCCGCTGCAATCCAGCCGGCGCCGCATAACACCGAAAGACTTGGTACTGGCATTCCTACGAATGTCAGAGGAGGGTCTATGGACTGCCGACGATATGCGGCACTGGGTGGCCGCGTCCAGGATGACCGGCGTCCTCAAGGGGAGCAGAGGCACATTAGACGATCTGACCGATACAGGCGGGGTTGATTGGGATAAGATTCACAACCTATTAACCGAGGAGGCCATCGACGCGGGGCTGTCGGGTGACCTGGACTGGTTGCGGCAGAACCTCCTAGCGTCCCGTCGGACGGGCGCGGCCTTTGCTATCCGCGTGGCCGAGGCCCACGGCGCGGAGACCTTGTCGAAAACGCCGCAGATAATCACCGGAACGATCCACAGCGTCAAAGGAGGGGAGGCCGATGTGGTCTATCTTTTCCCGGACCTTAGCTTTGCCGGCATGAACGAGTGGATCGGTAAAGGCCAGGCGGCGGTCCGGCGTCTATTCTATGTTGGGATGACCAGGGCCAGGGAATCACTGATTCTATGCCAGCCGGCCAGCTCCCGGTCGGTGGCTTTATGATTGAGGAGGACTACCGAGCATGACCATCCGCCGGACCTGCCCCGAATGCGGCGGCACCATGACCGCCGAGCTATTACGCCCGGACCCGCACGAGCCGCCGGTCCTCATGCTGATCTGCCCATGCGGGTATTGGGAAAAACCAGCGGCGGACATCGAAGCGGACGTAGAGAACCACCCACGGATGCCGGGATTCTGAGGAGATGCAAGATGACGATGACCGTATACAGCGTCGGAGACCATATCCGCATCGACGGTTGGTGTGATTGCGGCGAACTGATCAAGCCGGGCAAGGGCGGCGTCCTAGCCCTCCGGCAGTCCAGCACCTGTTGGCATGGGCCGAAGACGCTCGTTCTCCGGGTATTCGCAAGCGGCGACTACCTCCTGGAGAACGGTCACGGTTATGTCCGGCTGGCTGGACCGCATGAGGTCTGCTGCTGATGTTATTTGATTTTCAGCAAGCTATCGTCGATTGGGCTGTCGAGCGTGAACGGTGTGCGATCTTCGCGGATTGTGGCCTTGGCAAAACTATCATGCAACTGGAATGGCTCCGTCGTATCGGAGGCCGTGGCCTCGTCGTCGCACCGTTGGCAGTAGCACAACAGACTCGCTATGAAGGCCGCAAGTTTGGAATGCCGGTGTCTTACATTCGTGACGCCGCGGATATAGCCGGACCCGGCCTCTATGTCACCAATTATGAGATGGTCGATCATTTCCCGGCAGAATCCATAGATGCCGTTGTATTGGATGAAAGTTCGATATTGAAATCCATTGATGGCAAGACACGCGGCAAACTGATAGAGATGTATCGTGATGTGCCATATCGCCTTTGCTGCACCGCGACGCCAGCACCGAATGATGTCACCGAGCTAGGAAACCATGCTGAGTTCCTCGGGCAAATGACCAATGCTCAGATGTTGGGCTCGTTCTTCGTAAATCGAGATGGGGAATGGGAATTGAAAGGTCATGCGGTCGAGGCGTTTTATGAATGGATGGCGACCTGGTGCATGATGTTTACTACTCCGGATCAGTTGGGATTCCCGAGCAATGGATACCATCTCCCGCCGTTAAACATCGATCCGATCTTCGTGGATGTTGACCATGCCAGTTATGCACAGGCGACTGGTCGATTATTCGTGACTGGTATGGCTGGAGTGGAAGGGCGATTGGTAGCTCGTCGCATGACGATGGAGGAACGAGTGAAACGGGCTACGGAGATCATTGGCGCATCGGATGAGCAATGGGTTGTATGGTGCGGACTAAATGACGAAGGGCGGCAATTGCATCGATCATTGGATGATTCGGTATTGGTGGAAGGCGCCGATTCTCTGGAAGACAAGATACGAGACATCGGTCGGTTTTTTGATCAAAGTA